TTTCTGTAGGTGGTTCTGTTAATAAGTTCTCTTGAAGACTCTTTTGTTCAGTTTTGATAGTTTCTACAAGACTATACAGATCCTTAATGTCATTTGTTACATGTCTAAGGTCATCATCATAATATTTTACTTTTGGAAGTCCTGATATTTCTTCCTTGAGTGCCTCAAAATATTTTAAAAGAACCTGATCAGTTTTTACACTATTCTCATTAAATTCTTTTAGTTTTTCTTCTAAATTGTTTTTGAGAATATTGTATTCATTTGTAATTTGTTTTTTTAACTTTCGATCATCATCTTTAAACTCCTTGTGGTATTCCCAGATTTTGAGTGATGATTCTCTAAGTTCTTTCCAGATTCTATCCTTTGATTCTTGATATTTTTCATCTATCTCTTTGATATTGGATTGAATTTCAACCTTACTTTCAAAGAACTTTACCCCATTTTCTTCAATAAAAGAGTCAAGATCTAACTTTAATGTTTCTTTTAAAGTTTCTATCTTATCATTTACTTTAATGAAGTCATCATCAATTACACTAAAAGTTTTCCCAATCCAGGAAAAATCGGGAACTTCATTTACCTCATTGACCCACTTGGGAAAAGTGGGGATTTGATTTTTAACTTCTTGGATATTTTCTTCTAACCTTTCAATATCCTTTTCGTAATATTTTACTTCAGGTATTTCAGATCTTACTTGATCAACAATTTCACAAAGTCTTTCTAACTCTTCATCATAATATTTTACTTCCGGTATCTCAGATCTTACTTGATCTACGATTTCAGAAAGTCTTTCAATATCTTCTTCGTAATATTTTACTTCTGGTATTTCAGATCTTACTTGATCTACGATTTCAGAAAGTCTTTGTAATTCTTCATCATAATATTTTATTTCAGGTATCTCCGGAATATCTTTCCTTACCTCGGAGATTAACTCAAGAATTTTAGCAATAAGATATCCTTCAGATTGATTTTCTTGACCTTTAGAATCTCTTACAACTAATGTTCCGTTAAAGTCTCCAGAAACATTAATCGATTCTTCATTTGGGTCTATTACTTCTTCTTTCTCAATAAAATCTTCAACAGAGGGTAATTCTTGCTCTGTTTCTTCTGTTAAAAATTCATCTACGGAAGGCAATTTGTCATTAGAAACAAACTGCTCAATCGAAGGTAATTCATCCTTTGACATCTTATTAGTAACAATAGTACTTCGGGATTTCTCTCCCTTTGTACTATTTATTATCTTCAGTAATTCCGTTCTTCAATAGTTTTGATAACTCTGCAGTAGAACCAACAAAAAGTGCATTAGTAACATTGGTTGGTCCTTTGACTTTTTGCTCATCAATATCTTTTAGTTTCTTTTGCAAATCAATTAATTTATCTGTCGCATCAGCAACATTTTTAATTAGTTGTCCAGCAACTTCATAAGCTCTTGGCATCTCACTTTCTTGTGCAAGTTCTAAAATACCATTGAGTGCTTCTTGACCTTTTTCGATGATTGAATATAAGTTGCCTCTAGTATACTCATAATCTTTTTTGAGATCATTAGAAACTGATGCTATAGATTCTACCTTTTCTTCAACAGATTCTACTTCACGAGATACTATATCTCCGGCAACATTAAATGTATCATTAAGATCATCGAATTTTCTTGTCATTTTCATACTGTTTCTTTTACAATATCACTATCAATACAATGAACCACTAAACCCAAAATCATCCCCAAATTGAATTAGATTTGCATCCGCATTGGTAATTAATTTGACTTCGGATCCAGAAACATGAGATGTTGGAGTTGTTTCATCATATCCACGTTCAACTGTGATTTTACTTCCAGATTTAGAAGCAACTCTGAAGTTTTCGTTATCAATAACTATTACTCCACCAACAGAAATTGTTGATGCATCATTAACTTCAATAATAGTCGATAAATCTGTTACATCCTTAGAAAGGTTTGTAACAACGTTGTTAGTATAACTCTTAGTTGCTACTGGTTCAACGGAATAAGTAACCTCTCTTGTTGGGGTGCTTGTACGATCTCCTGCAATATATCCAATAGAAACCTTTTCGATAATATCTTTGGAAACATCTGCGATGGGACCAAACAGATATGTTTTTGCTGTAAATCTTAAAGTATAAATTAAAGCTCTTCTTGTAGAATAATCTCCTTCATAATCATCTTGCATTGATATTCCTTCAAGAACAACAGGAATGTCTCTTTTTTCTCCAATTGTTTCAACAAGATCAACACTCATAGTATATGCGGGTTGAAAATATGGAATAATTTGCTCGATAATCTGAAGCATATCATCATTTAACTTAGTCATAATGCTAAGTTCAAATGACATATTATATGGAACAGGCATATAAGACTTTCTTGGTTTAGTCTTATCAGACGTTAAAGATGATAAAAACGTTTGAGTAGTTGTTACCTTTCTTGAAGTGTCATATGTCAATCCAGTAAATTCGAATGACATTCTAGGCAATGACATTTGAACTGGTTTGTTCAAATCAGAAACTTGTTCTAATCTTGCCAAAAACTTTTGAATTGGTCCATATGCAAGAGGAACTTTGATCGTGCTTACGACCGAATCTGAATTGTCCGTATGTTTAATTGAAATGTCATTAAACAAAGAACCAAACGAAACAATAGTTCTTCTTAATATTTCGTGGTAAAAATATTCAAACATTTGTCAGGAGATTACGATATACTATTTATGGATTTCCAAAAGGATTAGACTCACTGAAATCTATAATTGCATCAGCCTCAGATTCAATGGTATCGTTTTCGGCATATGTGTCTGTTGTATTATACTTATTGATTATTCTTACTTTATAAGTTGCTCCGGATTCAGAACCAGTTAATACATCACCATTCACAAAAGATCCTGAGATATTAGATACCTTCAGTAAATTATCAACCGAATTCCATTCTTTAACTAATGCAGTGGTAGAACTTATACTTCCAACGACTGTTTCATTATAGACATATGTTCCTGATCCAGAAAAATATGGAGAAGAAACTGTTATAGTTGGTGCTTCTGTATAACCAAGTCCAGCATTTGTAATATAAATTGCAGTAACAACCCCTGCGGTGTTTATGTGCGCTCTTGCAGTTGCTGTTACTCCAGCACCTGGAGCTCCACTAAATGTTACCGTTGGTTCTCCAACGTATCCAGAACCTCCAGAAGTTAAAGTAACTATACCAATGACACCATCACCAATAGTTGTTGTTGCCGCAGCTCCTGCACCCCCACCACCAACAAATACAACTGATGGTGCATCGGTATATCCATATCCAGGATTTACAATTTCAACTCCCTGAACTTTATAGTTTTCAGTATTTCCATTACAATCAACCAGTCCACCAATGAGTGTTGCAATTCCAACTGCAGTTAGACCTCCTGCTGGAGCAGAAGAGATAGCCACTCTTGGAGATGATGTGTATCCGTTTCCTCTATTTGTAACAGTGATTAATCTTACACCACCATCTACAATTCCAGTAAAAGCTGTTGCGGTAATTCCCGCACCAACCATAGTTAGAGATTGAATATAACCTTCATCTTTCACATTATCATCAATTTCCTCAACTCCAGTGTCAATAACCTCATCCTCATATCTAAACAATTCGCATCTTAGTTCGTAAACATAAGTTTTTTGGAGTTGATAAAATGGTTTTTCATGCTCAACAAATTTAATTTCAAATAATCTATCTCCGAGTGGAAACCAAATTAAATCACCTTCTTTTGGTCTGGTTGACAGTTTGATATCTGGTATATTTTTTGTCAGTGGTGAAATATAGGTTTCAAATCTTTCTTTTGATATGATTAAACTTAAATCATTTAATGGTTGAACACCAAACTTTGAAAGAAGAGTTCCCTGACCCTCATACCCATCATAAGTGTCTACATATGCTTCTAATGGATACGCATTATCGAACTTGGATTCAATGACTTCTTTTATTATTGTTTTTTCTGTAAGGTATCTTCTTGGAATATAATAAACTTCAACTCCATACATGCGAAGTTGTTCGTTAATTAAACTTTGAACTAACGACTGTTCTGATTTTGATCCCTGAAGAAAAAATGGATTTAGCATATTATCCAATCATATCTAGTGGTGGTAATTCGTATGTATTGGACATTTTTTCCATAATATCTTCAAGTTCTTTTTGTGCATCATCATAAATTTGTCTTCCGTTTAATTCAATACCACCTGGAAGTTTAACTCCATGGAATTTTATTAAATTCTGTCCCCATTGTTTTTTGATGAGAGAAGTTAAATACATCTTTAAAAATGAATCATTCCATACTCTAGAATAATCACTTGGATCTAAGGTTCTGTAACAATCTATAATTAAGTAAGTGCCTGCAGTCACTGAATCCCAATCAATATCTAAGTATAAACGATCTTGTCTCTTGTTAAATCTAATTTGTTTTTGTGTTGTAAGTAAAAACTCAATATCTGCCAAGTAAGTTTTTGTCATTGCATAAGTTAAAAGTTCAGTTGAACCCCAATAGTAAATATCGTTTAGGAAAAGTTGATACTTCACACTAAACATATTGTCTGTGATAGTATTAGTCCCATCAAAGTGAAATATCTTATTTACACCAATTACAGATGGTGGAATTTGCAGATAGTTTCCACCTTCGTAAAAATTAAATTGGGTTGTCAATCCAACATTATGATCTACCGTTATTGTACTGATACCAACTCCGGAAGTTGGTTGTGCCTTACCTCTATTAATATCGTCTTCGGTAATTTGATATTTTAAAA